CGGTAAAGCATTATCTGGTGGAACTACGACTGTAGTTTCTGCGTCTTAAATAACGAAAGGAGAAAGTGAGAAACATGGAAAATATGAATAATGGAGTTAAGAGTGGGCAGTTCGGCCAGAACATACAGCAGGGGCAGCAGCCTATGTACCAACCTGCTGTAGCCCGCCAGAACACAGTAATGCCAATCAATGCCAGCGAAGCAACGAACATCACTTCGGTATCCGATCTGCAGTCTTATGCTGCTGGTACTGTTGTTCGTTTCCCAGACTTTGCAGAAGGACAGCCTTTCGTTGCTCGTGTCCGTAGGCCGAGCATGTTGGTTCTGGCTAAACAGGGTAAGATTCCGAATGCGTTACTCAATGTGGCAGGTGAGTTGTTTGCGAAAGGTGGTGCAGGCATCGATTCTGATGATAAAAACATGCTGTGCAATATGTATGATGTTATGGACATTATTGCATCGGCTGCTCTTATTGAGCCCTCTCTTGAGCAAATTAAGGATTGTGGTTTAGAGTTGTCTGACAATCAGATGCTTGCAATCTTCAATTATGCGCAGGCAGGTGCAAAAGCGTTGGAACCCTTTCGTGAGGAGTAAAAAAGTGCTAAATGTGCTAGGGCTGGCAAATGTATACCATTGCCGCCCTAGTTCTTTGTTAGACTTGGTTGACCCATATACAGCTTATTGCTTCGATGAAGCATGTGCATATATTATTATGCAAATTGAACAAGGTAACAAACCTCAGTTCAAAAAGCGATATAAATCTTTTAAGGATATTTATGCTCAATACAAATGAGTATCAAGGAGGTGAGAGTAATTGGCTGTTGATGTTGGTTCTGCTGTGGGGTATCTTGACCTTGACGTCTCTGGTTTTCTGAGTGGTTTGAGAAGCGCTCAAAGCGAAGCAGATACAGCCAGTAAAAATATTGCTACGAAACTTGGCAACAACCTTCAAGGGGCTGGCAAGAGTTTGAAGTCAGTTGGCTCAACTCTTACCAAAAGTGTGACACTCCCTCTGGCAGGTATTGCAACAGCAGGGCTCAAAACTGCTACTGACTTCGAGAAGTCAATGTCCAATGTCAAAGCTGTTTCCGGTGCAACTGGTGATGAATTTAACGCATTAAGACAAAAAGCAATTGACCTTGGTGGTAGTACAGCTTTCAGTGCTACCGAAGTTGCCGATGCTATGACTGAAATGGCTAAGGCAGGTTGGAGCACCGATCAGATTATGACTGGCATGAGTGGCGTTCTTGACGCTGCTGCAGCTTCTGGCGAAGATCTGGGATCCGTCTCTACGATTGTTGCTGATGCTATTACTGGCTTTGGTATGGCTGCAAGCGATTCTACTCGTGTTGCTGATTTATTAACACAAGCCGCAAATAGTGGTACAATTGGTATTGATGATTTAGGTGAGTCGTTTAAGTACATTGCTCCTGCTGCTGCTGCAATGGGATTCAGCATCGAAGATGTAATAACTGCACTTACAGCAATGTCTAAGGCTGGTATTAAAGGTTCTCAAGCTGGTACTTCGTTGAAAAACGTGTTGACCAACCTTAACAATCCTACTGCTGAAATGGCGACAACTATGGGAGAGCTTGGTATAACAGTTACAAACGCAGACGGGACATTCAAGTCTCTTGATACAATCGTTGCCGAATTGAGAACGAGCTTTGCAGGTTTAACTGACGAAGAAAAAACTCAGGCTGCAGCAACGTTAGCAGGCAAAGAAGGTATGTCGGGTTTGCTTGCCATTTTGAATCTTACTCAACCCGAGTACGACAAGATTGCATTGAGTATGGATAATGCAAACGGTATTGCTCAAGAAACTGCAGCCACAATGAGAGATAACCTCAGTGCTGACATCGAGGAATTTATGGGCTCCTTGGAGAACTTGGCACTTATACTAAGCGAGAATCTTATGCCACATTTAAGAGCGTTCGTTCAGTGGTTAACAGATTTGGCTATCAAATTTGGAGAATTAGATTCAGAAACGCAAAAGACGATTTTAGCATTAGGTGGCGTTGCAATTGCAGCAGGCCCTGTCATTAGTATAGTTGGTAGTTTGACATCTGGTGTTGGCAAAGTAGTTACAGCTTTCGGTAACTTAACTTCCAAAGGCGGTGCTGCTGCAGAGTCAATCAGAAGCGTTGGTTCTGCAGCTTCTGGTGCTTCCGGCGGTGTAGGTTCTGCGGCTGCAAGTTTTGGAAATCTTGCTGGGCAAGCATTAAAATTAGTTGCAACAGGTGCTACGCTTATGATGGTTGGTGTAGCGATTAAGATGATTGCCGATTCGTCTATAGAGGTTGCGAATGCTGGCCCTGGTGCAGCAGCGACTTTTGCTTTACTGGCAGCGGCTGGCATTGGAATGGCTGCAGCTATTACTGCAATCGGTGGAGCGTCAACAGCAACAGCTCCCGGTTTGCTTGCATTGGGTGCTGCGGTTCTTATGGTGTCTGGTGGCGTTGCACTAATGACTGGAGCATTGAGTCTTGTTATAGATTCAATATCTAATTTAGTTACATCAATTGCAAGTGCGTCTACATCATTGTCTTTGATTGCTGAGTATGGTGGTTCTGCAGCTGCAGCTCTTACACTGCTTGCAGGTGGCGTTGCTCTTGTTTCTGGCGCAATGTTAACACTGGCAGCATCTACAACAGCTGGATTACTCCCATTTGTTGGAGCTGCGGCGACAATAGGCCTTGTTGACGCTGCCTTGGCTGCGATGTTGGTTACGTCTGGTTTGGCAGCTGCTGGCATGCTTGTGCTTGGTGCTTCACTTGCTGGCGTTGAGGCACAGATGAAGGCTATCGAGCAAAGCGCAGACAATTCTGCAAGTGCTCTTAAAGATATGGTTACGTCTATAAATATTGTTGACTCTTTTATTAACGGACTTGAGTCTACTGTCAAATCTGCTGCAAAATCTTTCATTGACTCGTTTTCTGGGATTGAAAGATCTGCTTCAGATTTTGGAGCAAAGATGCAAGCTGCGAGTAGTACAGCTACTGCGGCGATGTCAAGCATGCGTTTTTCTGCAAGAAATGAATCTACTGCGATAGTTACGTCTTTCAACTCGATTGTGGCAGCGGTTACGTCAATGTCTTCGAAGACGACTGTTGCTTTCAATGCGTTTGTTTCTTCTTTTAGAAGCAAAGCAAATGAAGTTAGGTCGGAGATTAAAAGCCTTGAAAAGGCATTTTCAGATGCGAGGTTTGAGTTTGGCAGAGGTATAAAACTGCCACACTTCTCAATGAGTGGAAGTTTTGACTCTAAATCTGGAAGCGTTCCGCATGTGAATGTTTCTTGGTACAGAAAAGCAATGGCAAGCGGTATGATTCTTAATGGCGCAACAATATTCGGATTTGATAATATGACCGGCAGTTTCCTTGGTGGTGGTGAAGCCGGAAGTGAAGCTGTGGTCGGAACATCGAGTCTGATGAAAATGATACGTGTGTCTGTAAACGCAGCATTTGCGCCGTTTGCTGTGGCAGCTTATAAGTTTATCAAGTCTAATATTGAGCTTGGCTATATAACGAGAAACGCTATTGTCAAGCAGGACGAAGTTGTTTCCAAACTTGATAAAGCAGCTAGTAGAGCAAGTGGCGGTGGCGATACGTTCAACTTCTACAGTCCAAAGGCTTTGAGTGAAATCGAAGCAGCCCGTCAAATGAAACAAGCCAAACGCGATTTAGCAGAAGGCTTCTAAAATTAAACTTGAAAGGAGTGGTGAGCATGGTAGAGAGCATACTGCTACAAAATGTAGAAACGAGAGCATATCTCAAACTTGATATGTTAACAACACCAGACTACATATTGAACTCAGTGGATTGGGGTGTAGTTGAAAGTACTCACCATTCCTACAAGTATGTCAATCAAATTGGTGTGTATGTGACTGGTACAAGCCTTGAAACAAGAGCTGTTACAATTATGGGTTGGGTAATAGCAGATACAGAAAGACAAATGACCCAAAGAAAAGCAATGCTAAATAGATTCTTCAACCCGCAACAAGCTGTTGATTTGTTTTATAAAAACTATGAGCTAAGGTTTTTGCCAAATAGTTCTGTGCAATATTCGATTACATTGTCGGAGAATAACGAAGTCATTTGCAAGTTTAAGATTGAAGGATTTTGCCCAGACCCATTATTTAAAGAGAGTGATGAAAATAGAATCACAGCAGCTAGCACAATTGGTATGTTTCGTTTTCCGCTTATTATATCGAAAACACCAGAACCGCCAGGGGGCATAATCTTTGGGTATCGTCAACCAAGTTTGATAGTCGCGATAGAAAACAAAGGTGCCGTTCCCGTTGGTATGACTATAGTCTTTAAAGCAAATGGTACCCTTGAAAATCCAAGCTTAATAAACGTAAACACGCAAAAATATTTTAAGATAAACAAAACAATGCGAGCAGGTGAAGAAATAAGAATCAACACCATGGTTGGTGAAAAGAAGATTCAAGGCATTCTAAATGGAGAAACAAATAACTATTTCAAGTATAGAGACCTTGAAAGTGAGTGGCTTCAACTTGAAGTTGGTGATAATTTGTTTAGGTATGATGCGGACTCTGATATAGGAAATCTTGAAGTATATATCTACTTTCACAATAAGTATTTGGAGGTGCAAGAATGTTATTAGACAAACAAATTCAAATACTTGTTTTTAAGCTTGATAACGCAGGAACGTTTGACAATATTGGTGAGGTAAACCACTTTGATAATTTAATTTGGCCTGATAAGTTTAATGGATATGCACAATTTGAATTATGGGCACCAATTACAGATGAAAATGCAGAATACTTTAAAAAGGGAAACATTCTTTGGTGTGGTGGTGACAATGCAGCTGTCGTTGAGATAGTTAAATCTAACGTCGATGACAAAGGAGCAAAAACTTATAATGTAAAAGGCAGAACATTGGAAATGCTAATGACTACAAGAATTATTTGTGGTTCATATAACGCAATAAATAAACAAGCATCTACAGCAATGTATGAGATTGTAAATAAGAATTGTGTGAATCCGGCAGATATTAAAAGGAAGATTCCGTTCTTGGAGTGTGCAAGTGATGAAAGTTTTGGTGGAGCAATTACGTATCAAAAAACCGGTGGAGAGGTATATGATTCTCTTTTAAGTATTGCATCAAATGCTGATATTGGCTTTAGTATTTTGTTCAGACCGAAAGAAAAGAAATTGATTTTCAAGGTTATTCAAGGAACCGATAGGACAATAAATCAAAATATAAATGACCCAGTCGAGTTTAGTACAGACCTTGAAGATATTCTTTCTAGCTCATATTATTCAAATGACCAAGACGTAAAATCTGTTGCATTGGTCATGGGAGAAGGAGAGGGGGCTGGGAGGAAGAAACAAATTTCTGGTGATAATACAGCATCAGGTTTGCTTAGGCGAGAATTATATGTTGATGCCAGGGACTTGCAAAGTGAATCAATTGACGAAAGTGGTACGTCTACTTCTTTGACGCCGGATGAGTATAAGCAAGCACTAATTCAAAGGGGCAATGAGAAACTTGCAGAGTGTCAAATTACCGAAACATTTGAAGCGCAAATTCGCGTATTCGGTGAAGTGCAATATGAGTTTG